AACTTCCTCATGAAGTTCTTTTTCATAATCTTCATACATTTTTTCCAACTGTTCGTTTACTTTAGCAACTACAGCTGCTTCGAAAATGGTTTTAACTTGTGACTGGAACTCTTCAGTAAGTTCTTGTCCAGCAAGCATTGCATCGACATCTTCTTTTACATCGATATCTTCTTTGGCGACTTTGTAAGATGCATTCATTTTTTTCTTAGGAGATTCTTTGACTTCTTCTTCGTCTTCATCATCCTCTTCATCATCTGCCATTTCTTTCTTAGATGATTTAGACTCTGCGACTTCATCTTCGTCTTCTTCTTCTTCATCATCTGCCATTTCTTTCTTAGAAGATTTAGACTCTTTCTTTACTGATTCCTCAGCTTCGTCCTCTTCTTCTTCGTCTTCATGGGCATCCTCTTTTTTAGAAGCTTTTGCCTCAGTGACATTTTCTTGATCTTCTTGAAGGTCGTCAATTAGTTCTTCAACCTGAGAATCAATCTCTTCGGCTTCAGAAGCAACAACTTCTTCAATCATATCTTCGTTTTTTAAATCTTCCATTTTGTTTCTCCTTAGAGTTTTAATTTATATTTATTTATAATATTTAAAGTTTTGACACAAAATCTTTGAAAACTCTCAGTTTTGTTTCTTCTAATTGTTGCCTTTTGGCCTTTTTGAGAGAGTCTTGGTATTCTGCAATTTGAGCTTCTCTAATAATACCGTTGTCCCAAACCCACTCTCTACCTTCCATAATACCCTCTACAAATGCATTGGGCGCAGAAGGGTCTGCAACGATGTCTGCGGCGGTTGCAAGATAAAAATCATCTTGAACAACATTTGCACCACCAGACTGTTTTACACTACCCATACCTCTAGAAGAAACACCTAAAGATGCACCTTCTTTAATAAGGTTATTAACGATAGCACCATAAGGAGTGTCTGTCATAATTTTTGCTTTGCCAACAAAATTATCACCATCTCTCTTAAGCTCTTTAATCATATGGGAAACTCTTTCCAGATTGATAGTCGGGCCTTCTGGGTGTCCAAGTTCTCCAAATGCTCTATTTTTTTGAATGTAGTTTTCGTTATATCTCTCAACTTCTCTTTCGAGAACTTCTGTGGGATACACTCTACCATTTCTATTTTTGACATTTGATTGTAAGAAAATACCTTCAATAAAAAGGTCTTTTCCTTTGGATTCTACCAGAATGTCTTCAACTACTTCTGTAATTAGTTTCATAGTCCTGTCCTTCTTTGAAGTGATCTTCTTCTACGGAGATTTGCAACATTAACCTTGCCTTTTCTTTTTCTTGCGGAACGAGTGTTTCTAATACTCATTTTTCGCATATCGCCTGGATTAATCTTGATCTCTCTCTTGTTAATTACTTTATAACCGGCCTTATCAGACACATATTTAATTTTTCTCTTACCTTTTCTAATGACTATTTTTCTTTTAACAGCTTCATCTAAGTCATCTTCCAAGAATTCTAAAAAAGAATGCATCTTTTAAACCCTTTTAATATTTATTCTTCACTTTCAACATCACTATGCGCTGGATTATTAAACATTGTTTTTGCAAAATCCTGCTTGTAATTGTCGATTTCTTCCTGTCTCTTTGCATCAAGTACTGATTTAATATTATCAGCAACAACGGACGCTTTGCCTAAAACAGAATTGTCTACAATATCTATTGTTTTATTATTTATATTATCTTCATTCTCTGTCATTTAAAAACCCTCATCTTCTTTTGGTTTACCAAAAAGCGGATCATCCGCCTCTTTCGTAATTTCATCTTTCATATTTTTAATTTCGTCATCACTGAGTTTTAGAATGTTTCTCTGCACCCAAGTATTAGAGTAGTATTTACCGATTTGATCTGCCATCTCACCAGCAAGTGTAATTCTATCTCTAATCATTTCAGAATTTTTAATTTCTGAATAATATGAATCTTGTGTAAAATCAAAAATCAATTCTTGTGATATTGATTTCCACTCTTCTGATGTAATCACACCTTTCAAAATCAATTGTGTCTTAAGTAAGTCTAAAAATAAATTACTAAATTGATTTCTAAGTCTAACGATAAATCTGTTAAATTTATATTCATCTCTAGAAATTTCTGTCGCTCTTCCCAATGCAAGAGACTGATCTGGTTCTAATCTAGATGCAGGAACATTTAAAGATTTATATAACTTTTTCTGGAAGTATAGTACATCTTCCATCTCCCCAAGATTTGTTCCGCCAGGCAGAGTCTCAATTTCTGTACCCCTACCACCTTCTCTTCTAGGGAACCAAAAATCTTCCAACATAGACATATGTTTGCGTTCATCCTTAATTTCACCAGTAGATGAATCATACGCAACTTTATTCTTATATCTATTCATAATGTCGGCGATATATTGTTCCGCCTTCACTTTGGGAAGATTGCCAACATCAATGTAGAAAACTCTTCTTTCTGGTGCTCTTGTCCATCTGTATATTACTACAGAATCTTCCACCATTTTTAGTTGGTTCAATGCCTTGATTGCTTTATGTAGATACCCAATTGTATAATTTCTTTTAGCGTCTTTTAGTCCAGAACTCACATATGCAATCGCATCAGGAGAAATGGGAATGCCTGTGGTTTTATCTGCACCATTAATGACACCCTTTTCATTATACAAATAAAATTCTTTTACTGATTTGATTAATGTTGGCCCACCAGGCTTTTCGTCCTTTTCTACTTCTTTAACTTTTTTGATAGTGCGTGGGTCAATTTTTCTGAGTTCTTTGATACCTTCTTTTGGTTTATTTTCATCAATAATGATATGGAAATAAAGTCTTCCATCTATATACCAAGAACGAAAGATATCGTATCCTTGATTTTTAAAATCAAGAATATTTAAAACGTTATTGAATTCTTCTGTGATTTTATTTTTTACAGTTTCTGTTTGCTCAAGATTTTTAGTTAATAATTTAACTGGATAATCATCCGTTTCATTAACTATTGCTTCAGAAACAATATCGTCAATCGCAACCTCGACTTCTGGATAGATTGACATATCTCTATATCTATCGATAAGTTCTTGATCGCTTCTTGCGGTATTTTCTAAATTTAAAAATGTGCTGTAAAAATTTGAAGAAACTTCTAGAGAGTCTTCATCATTCGCCCCACTTGGTGGGACGAATGATTTAAGATTTTTGTTTTCCTCTCCAGTCTTTAGAAGAGTGAAGCCAAATAATTTAATTTCCATACTATATCCAACTCTTTAATTATTTAAATTAAGAAGTTACAACGTTATCGTGCTGCCAATAGTCATATGCGAATGTTGCTGTAAATTCTTCCAACTGATCGTTTGCGTCCCAAGAAAGTTCTACTGCACCTAGTTCAGTTGGGAATAATCCTCTGAACTCATAGCGAGCGATAACACTTCCTTGTCCATCCTTACCGTAGTGTTCTACAAATGCGTTTGATTTGTAGGCGGCAAGAGAATTTGATGCAAACTGTTGTGTATTCAAGTTATGCTGATTGATTGCGTTCATCCACTGTTCTAATGAATTTCTTACTGCAAACTCTTCAGTATTAATTACTGTAACAGTCCATGGTTCAAATGTTCTATTACCAGCAACCCTTACCTGTCTACCAAAGTAAGGGACATCAATCTGAGCGATTGTTGCTGAAGGAATCTGAGCAGCCCTTACAACGAATGCAAGTTCTGTTGGGGCGGCAGCACCTACCCCAGCAGGAAAATTCATTCTAACTCTAAATAAGTTAGGACGAGCGCCACCATCTGCAAAGTTTGACTTAAATTGTTCTATGTTGAATGCCATTGTTTATTTTCTCCTGTTTTCTAATCTATTTATATTAAACTGCACCAACAATTTCATCAAAATCAACACCAGTTCTAACTGCAACAAAGTTGAGTTGAATGAAGTTGATCGATCTTGCAGGTTTAATGTAGATGTCACCCACGAATTGATTCTGATCAATCACTTCGGCAGTGTTGTTTGTTTCATCACAAACTACTCTGAAGTCGTAAATACCTCTTCTTCCTTGCACTTCACGCAAGAATGGTTCGATGAGAGATGTAAACTGTGATCTAGTGAACTCATCATTGAACTCAAACAGAGTGAACTTGGCAGCAGCAGCAATAGACTTTTCAAGTACAATAAACAATCTTCTAACATTGATTCTACTAAATGCAGAACTCTTGGTAGTGAATGTCTTGTCACCAAATAATACTGTTCCCTGTCCAGAGAAGTTAACGACTGGATTGATTGCATTTTTATACAACGAATCTCTGTCTGCTTTGTCTTGTGTTTGAAGTGTTTTAACAACATTTTTGACATTACCACGGTTAAATCCAGCAGGAGAATACCATGCATCTCTTTCTTGTTCACTTCTAACCATCAAACCAGCAACATCTCCATTGAATGGAACCCAACGGAACTTGTCAGCGTACTTATCATACTGATATTTATAGTTCGAATCTACAAATGCATAGTTATTTGAACCAACACTTCTCCAGAATGCGATTTGTGCATCTGAACTTCTTGCATTTGCATCAGTAACTACATCTGCATATCTTGGAGACAGACATGCAACCGTATCTTTTCTATCAGAAGCAACTTGGATAAGTTTTGCAGCTGCAGCTCTTGCAGCATCTACACTAGATGCAATTTCAAGTGCTTCACCAGCAAGTAAGAAGGCGATGTCAACATTTTCAGAATCAGCAAATAGATCTGTTCCGTTAGAGAACGCACCAGTAGTAGGTGCAATTCCGTTTCTACCGTTTCCAAACTCTCTTTCAACATATTGTTCTGCACCAGTTGCGGAACCTGTTGTATTAAGTCTTGCAAAACTTGTCTTTGTTAGTGTAATATCTTGACCCCAATCGGTAGTACCTGTTGGATGGTTAAGGACATAAACATAATTAGACAAATTATTAATACGGTCAACATAATAGATGTTTGTACCATCTTCTGTCTTACCGTTACTTGCTTTTGACATATTTTCTAAAACTTCTACTACTGTTTCACCAGCAGGAGACATTTCAGTAACAACGATTGAAATACCTTGTGAATCATTAGTTACTGGGTCAACAGTATTATCATCAGCATTCGGAGCACCACTAAGAACTGCAGCAATTGATGGTTCGTTGATTACAAAGTTATCATATGAAGATTCGTCTACAAGATAAATTTTGTATCTATTACCAACGGCACCAGAATCTTTAAATGCAAATTCGTGGCCACTAAATCCAGCATTACCAAACCCAAGTGCGTCAAACGCATCTTTGTTTGGAAGATATACTGTTGTACTAAATGTATATGTTGTTTCTTCTGGTAAGTTTGTTCTTACAACGATGGCGTCACCACCAGCAGGAGCGGTTGCAAACAAGATTCTTGTTCTATCTCCAACCAAACTAAATCCATTATTTGTAGCACCTTCTGTGTATGGAACACCATTAACAGTAACCTCTACAGTTTGTGTCGCAGTAACAGCTTGTCCAAGTGTAAATGAACGTCTTGCAGGAACAGTAATAGTTACTGTTTCACCTGTAAGTGGTGCATTTGAAAGGAAAGTAAAATCTGCACTATTCGCAGCGATACTATAGTCTGTTGCAGCATATACACCATCAACATCATTTGTTGCAGCGATAGATTGATTTTCTACTGCATATGTACCTGGCGCATTTGACAATGTGAACACAGTTTGTTGTGCAACATTAATTACAACTTGGTCGTTTGCATCTGCGAACAATTTAATTGCAGTGTTTGCAGGAGCAGCTGCGGTTGCAGTATTTTCAAACTCATCTGGCATATACCAAACTTTATAAATGTTACCACCAGCGACATTTGGAGAAAGTGTATCTACTGAAATATCAACAGCAGAACCAGCAGTATTTGCTTGGAAGTCAAAAGTTGCAGAAAGTCCGATTGTTGCAGCATTTACAGATGCAACATAATAAATCGTTCCGTCTGTAAGACCTACTGCGGCACCAGCATTTTCTACATACACAACTGCATCACCAACTTGGAAACCATGGTCTGCGTTATCTAAAGTAACAGTATCGTTTGTGTCAGAAGTCAGTGTAATTCCACCACCATACTTTTGGAAGAAGTATGCAACGGCGACTCCATCACCATTATATGTTCCTGCATCAGCGATTTCTGCGTCAGAAACTCTGTCGTATACTGGGTAATAAAAACCAGAACCAAGATTTGTTGTTGCTGCACCAACTGTAGCACCATCCGCTGAATGGATGTAATATGGCCCAGAGTTTGCAGTTTGTCCAACTGGTGTTTCAAATGTAATTGCTTGTCCAGATAGAGAGTAACGTGCTGTTGGAACGAGTCCACCAGAAGTTTCATTTACACCTCTTACGGAAACTTGAACATCTGACCCAGAGAGAATGCGAACTGGAGTATCAGTACCAGCTGCGGCGCCGGAACTAGTAACTAGTGCGTTACCAGTATCCTGTCTTGGTAAAAGATAGTTTCCTGCACTATCTGCAGTTGTATGTAAATCAACACTTGCAGTTGGTGCTGTGGTACTAACTGCATAAGTGAATGCTTGTGCAGATGAACCAAATACTGTATCAGTTGTTGAAGACTGTCCAGTAAAATTGTCTGTTCTTGCAGTTGCAACTGTTGCAGCGGCAATACCAGATATTGCGTTTTTAATTCTATTTGCGTCATTTGAATCATCATCATTCGCAACTCTAACAACTTTCAATGAATTTGAATATGAAAGGAAGTTAGCCGCTGTGAACCATGATCTATAGTTGTCTTCAGCTGGATCGCCAAAGTGATATCTCAATTCTTCAACGCTACTTACGGTTACGATTTCGTCAATTGGGCCTTTACTAAACCTACCAACCAAACCACCAGTATTGGTGGCTAATGCTGGAACACTAGTAGAAGCATCAATCTCTGAAATGTTAACGCCAGGACTTACTTGGAATGCCATTTTTTATCTCCTTTAAATTATTTTATAGTGTATTTTCTATTTATTTATAAAAACAACAAATTCACCTAATTACCTAATTGGTGTCTTCTGTAGTCCATCTGTCTCCATCAGCATCAACAAAAGATTCGAAATCATAACTGGATGAAATAAATCCAAATGGTAACATATTTTCCTCAATATTTCTTAACCTCTCCTCATAAATTTCGTTTCTTGTGTCAATATCAGATAATTCTTTAAAATAGTCATCAGTTGTCATCCAAGAGAACAAAATTAATGTGTCCACCAAATCGTCATTTTTACCAACATCTGCTTGATATTTATGACCCTTCGAAATAAAACTTGTTAATTCATTGATTGTATCAAAATCTTGTATTAAAATTTTATCTTCCTCAACTAAACTCTTAAGATTTAAACATCCTATTTTTTTAGTTGCCTTTGTTGTTCTAATTCCTAGTGTAGTTCCGCCTCTTCCACCAAAGCCTCCACTAACACTTTGACCTTTTCTTGTGTCGTTGTGAATACTTATCATATTTTCATATTCTAACTCATGATATAAGATGTCCGAAACTTGTTGTCCGACATCATTTACTTCTATCAAAACATAAGAGTCATTATATATCTGACACATCTTTTTGATTACAGTAGGATATACCATAGGAGGAATTAAATTCGACCTAAAAACTGCAACCTGTTTATACGGAACTTCAGACGCATCAAATATAGAGAATGCAGAATAATCTAATCCTCTACCTCTAGATACATCTACTGTAGTAAAATATACTCTTCCTTCTCTAGGCTTCTCATATATTTTTAGACTTCCATTTTCTAATTTCTCAAGTGGATTTCTATATGCCAGAGTTTTTAATTTTGTTGGACTAATTAAAGTATTTGAACTTCCTAAAAACTCAGTTTCAAATTCTTGTCTGAACTGTTCTTCAGATGTATTTTTAATTGTTGTTTTTTTCCACTCCTCATCCCTGCCTGGCACTTCACTCCAGTGTACAGAAATAGGATTATATGTATTTCTTCCTTCTTCT